TTGGCCAGGCTCACCAACAAGACCCGCATGAACAGAGCTCATAGTCCTAATTCTTTGGATGCTTGTGCCGTTGTTCGTATAGGTATTAACATCTAATTGGTAAAGATTGCCGTTAGTCTGATCTGCGACGAGGTTTTTATCATAAGCGCGCATAAACGAAGTGGCATTGTAAGCCCCTCGATTAGTGTCGTTGGATAGGTTAAACCACCCATCAGCACCTAAGCTTTCATTTAAGCACCACGTCTTTCCCTCAGCGGGGAATGTTAATAAATAAAAGTTCTGCCCTTCCATCCTGAACGTATACCCCACGGCGTCACTAACCGTCGCATAAGCCTCTATTGCGTGTGAGATGGGGATAGTTGATATAGGCTGAGCATTGCCTGAGATAGCGCTATATATCGTTCTGTCATCGCCTAGCCAATAGATATACTCATCAGTATTAGCTACGGAATGCAAAGCACCAAGACCTATCTTCTCGATTACCCGCCCCGTCACTGGGTCTAGTGGTGGTTGAGAGTCGCCATTATTCCAATAGAGTGGAGTGGTTTTTTCTGTAAACATGTAAATCAGGTCTTCAAACGCATAAGCACGAATAAGACTACCTGGGTCATCTTCAACAGCCGCCGCATTTAATCCGCTAGCAGTCGTACCATCGCCAACATTAGAAACGACAAAATCAACGCCGCCCGCAATGTTTACATTGGTATAGATAAATTTATTATTAAGGAATGTTACCGCTGTTGAACCAACGATATTAACGTCAGTCACAAGAACCAAGGCGTTGGTCGATTGTGTGTACTGCCATACATTACCAGCAGAGCATATAATTAGGTTTCTGCCATCATCAGCAAAAGTACACCGTTGAGTACCGCTAATAGCTCCTCTCGACGTATGAACACCAGCGCTATCAACCTCATAAAGAATAGTACCCGCAACACGGTAGGCAATACCCTGCATCTCCCATGAACCACGATCCGCGCCACTTCCTGAGCCGAATAGCTTTTGTCCAGAAAACGACTGAATACTGATCTCAGACCGCCCGCCACGCATTACCTCTTGATAGAAGTTTTGAGTAAATTGAGACGATAACGAAGAATCTCTATGCTGAGAGGTAGGCCCTGCTATGTTTAACGGGAAGCGCTTAAAGGTCACGGTGTTGAGCCTTCAATTCTCATTGCGGGAGCTGGGCCATAACGACCCTCTTTGTCTTTCTTGTTAGCCCCGCTAATAGCGTTAATAAAGCGTGTGTAGTATTTCTGCGCTTGCACTTCATCAACTGCGTATTCAAATACAGCCCACAAAGTTCCGAATAGATAAATATTAGGATTATCATCTAACACAACATTGGTTGCGTTGCTTGACGATAGCCCAGTTGGAATAGCGTAATACTGAAACTCAATGGTATAGGCCGCGTCTGGCGTGCGGTCAAACTCAATCTGATCTGTGACTGTGTAGAATTGTGGAAGCCCAGAACAGTCCACTCTCACCATCTGCTCTGGCGCCCTGAATCGCAGATTAGAGGTATTGCTGTTAATCGTCAGTCTCATACTACGCATTGACTGATAGCCGGTAGGGAGCGCAATGAGGCGGCTGGTAGTAGTTGCTGTTGTGTCTAATGTTTCTAAACTTCGAATCTTTAGCACCTCTTGAGCGTTGGCGAACATCTCTGTCTCTGCCATATCAATAAAGGTATCAATCTTTAAATCAAGGTCGCCCCTGTGGGAGAAATCGATAACTTCTTTCTTTAAGTTGGCATACGTATCCAAAGTCATTAGATTCTGCCCTCTTTTGTTCTAAGGCCGCTAAACTCACTGCTGTTTAGTTTTGCCGCTAACCATACTTTATTACGTCGCGCACCTGGGTCATCACCCAATTCCTTCCACCACATATGCCACACTAATGGGGGAATGCTAGCCACCTCATGAAATTCACCTTTCCAGCCTGTAGAGGCGTTGTTTCTCGCCGCTGTGTTATCACCCAAAAAGGGCGTCACATCTTGTACAGTCTGAATAGCAAAAGAACCATCACCATTACCGTGATAGATTTGAGTTAAGCCAGTATGGGCATCAAAGTCCAGAATGCGCTTCATATTATCTCCGAATGACAAGTGTACCAAAGACAGGGGCAGTAACAGTAGAACCGCCGTCCGTCTCAATCTCAACCGCTTCACCTACGCGCACAGCATTCGCACCAGTAGGGAAAGAAGTATCAACATCACCCAAAGCAGCCGACGTAAAAGCAACAGTAATAGCGCCATTGGTCATAGCTGTACCATTAACCTTTGGCGTTAATACTGCGTCTGCCGTGGTGATAACACCGTTTAAAGCCGTTCGGATCTCGACAACCGTACCATCAAAGCCTACTGGGATAGGCACATAGGTCTGTCCTGCTGTTGAGATGTCAGCAATGTAAAAGTTTAAAGTTGTATTAAGTAAGTCTGGGGCGCTCATGCGTCACCTCCTTCAACCTGTGAATGATCAGGGCGCGAACCCTTTTTTGGGGCATCATCAATATCAGTAGCGACAAACTCAGGGCGCTCTACAGCACCAACGCGGAGAAAATGCTCCATCTCCTTGCCGGTCAGGTTGGCAGTGCCACCCGAACGCACAATCCCATCAGCCTCTGAACAGATATTGCGGATAACCACCACCTGTATTTTTCTAGCCATGCTAAAAACTCCAAAAGGGGCCGAAGCCCCTCACATTATGATGTGGTTAAATCAAACACGCCACCCGAAGCCGCTTCATTACGCGATTCAAGAGTATATTCAGATATGATCTGAACGCGATCAGAATCACCAGTTTTCGCTAGTGGAGTTTGGTCGAATTCCCGAAGCGTAGCCATTGCCCACATATCCATATCAAGCACCAAGGCTGAACGCGAACGCTGGAATCGGTTAGTCTGAACCTGCAACTCGCCAAAATCACTAACATAAATCTTAATCGCAGTGTTTAAGGTTTGATCAGATGAATTAGTGTTGCGAGTAGCATTACCACTAAAGGCCGACATTGCCTGCTTATTGAATGAGCCAACCATGATCATGTTCGGATCACCGCCCGCATCAAAGCAAGAAGCTAGAACGCTTTTAAGATCAGATTCAGCAAAGGCTCGCTGTGTTCCGTCAGTTCGGGCTGTAGTACCCAAACTACCAGAAGCACCGCCAGCACCAAAGTCATCGTTAGTAGCAATCCAAGCCTCGATGCCGCCTAGCTCACGAGCAGTCGTATCATTACCAACTACAGCTGCGTTGTTAGCTAGCAAGGCGCTTTCCATATCACGCTTAAGAGCTTTAGACGACTTAAGAATCTGATAATCAAATTCATCACCACGACCCGCCGAGTCTACTACTCGCTGAGTACCAGTAACACGAGGAACCTTGTCGCTAATTTGTGCGCGGTTGCCAAGTCGAACTGAAGGAGTCGCTGCGGTTGTGGTCGCGTCATCGCCTTCAATCACGGCGTTAGACGCGCTCGCTGTGTCTAGTGCGTCTGTTTGCCATTCGTGCAGGGTAGCAGTCGCAGGAACGCGAGCAATGCCGGACATGAACGGAGTTTCAGTAGGAGAAATATCATAAATAATATCACTCAAGTCTTCACGATTACCAATCGCGTCATATGTTGAGAATGTATCTGCTGGTTGTGCCATTGTGTTTCACCATTTAATTAGTTGATTGACGTTTCAGTTTTTTAAGCGCCAATGCGTCCTCCATTCTGCCTGTCGATTTCAGTTTAGCTTCCGCCGCTTGAATCTGTCGGCTGACGTTATTCGCAGTCGCTCGTTTACCCTTGACAATTACCGGCGCTTTTTTCACCTTCTTAGCGATAGCGGGGGCTTTAGCAATATTGGCCCTGTATTTAGCTGAGTCAATCATTGCTTGCATGATGCTGCCATTCGTTAATACCGAAGCAATATCATCTTTGGTAAGCTTATTATCCTCTGCAAAAGCAGCCAAAAACTTCTGGTCATCATTATAAGCTTGGGTTGCTTGCCCATCCTTAATCCATTGGGGATTTAACGCCACCAATGCCTGATTACCTGCTGTCTGCCGTTCCAATAACCGAGAATTCTGCAACTCTTGCCGTTTGGCTGTAGCCGCATTAATCTTACCCTGCCTACCCTCTTTCCTCTCTTTAAGCTTTAAGTATTCACCTGTGTCAAGGTCACGCAATTCATCCCAGTCAACACCCTCAAACTCTGAATCAAGCATGCCGGTCATTAAATCGATATGTGATTGCAGATCATTAAGTGCGCCTTGTTGCTTAGCCTCGCTTGCCTCTAAAGACTTGCGCTGCTCTGCGACTTTCTGGGTTTTCTGCGTATAGTCTGCCTCTTGCATATGCCCCTTTTTCCACTTCCTAACATCATCAAGGCTAATCTCTTCCCCATCTAAATCAAGGTATAGAGACTCCTCTTCGCTGCTATCAGCTTCTAAGGTTTCGGCTAACTCTTCAGTTTCAGTCAATGAATCATCTGTCTGATCAGCGATTGTCTGCTGCTCTACCTCTTCAGGCTGCAATTCATTATCGTCCTCTGGCGTCTCAACTGAGACATCAACCACTTCACCATCTTCAGGTTGGCCTTTCGGCTCCGTTGGAGTGCGTAGTGCTTTCATTCTTGCTAAAATTTCTGCTTCTGTAGACTCGGTTGCCCGTTGGTCTGTCATAATTTAATCCTATTGCTGGTTGTTTTGTAGCTTCAGGGTTTCTTCGCCCATCTTGCCGGTTTTCATTACTGAGTCAAGCTGACGCTCTAGCCAGTCCATCATCTGCATCTTGCGCCATACTTCATCACGCTCATCAGATTGGTCATGAGTCGTTTCCTGAAACATCTGCATTAATTTCGCCTTCAGTACAATCATCGCTTCCTTGTACACTACATTTTCTAGCACTAGGGCTGCTTCTCTGCCCCTTGCTGTCTCTTCCTCTGGCGTCATTCTGCTTACCTTTAAATAGTTTATCCCAATTATCACTGAAGTTCTTATAGTTTACCGCTATCGGTCGCCTACTGCTACCTTTGCTCATACTGACGAACCTGGGACATTGACGCCGGTTTCAACCTCAAGCTTCGTTAAATCTGTCGCCGTCTTCATATTAGCCTGCCGCGCATCCTCTTTAAGCTTAGCAACCTCAAGCTTCATCTCTTCTTGGAACTCCTTGGCATCTTGTAACATTGTTGCCACATCAAGCTCGCGCTTACCTTGCGCCTCTATTAGCTTGCCTTGCGCCGTGATTTCAGCCGCTTTAGAAAGTGGGTCTTGTAATTGCTGAACCATCTGCTGTGCTTCTAGCAGTGCCTTGTTAAGTATTTCATTCTCAGCCCGCAATAGTTCGTCAGGCTCTTCAGGATTGTTAAAGAACTCATCGACATTAGGCAGGCCTAGCCCTTTAGTGATTCTATCCAAAGTATTATAAATGTCTTTCTCATCGGTTAATGATGAGCCTTGCATTTTAAGCTGTTGTTGAATGCCATAAATGCCTTGTAGTGCGCCGACTAACTGATCATTATCACCAGCACCCAACCCAACATTAGACTCAACATGGTGCTTATACTTCCAGCCTGAAGGGTTTACCTTCATAGCCTTGCCCAATACTCGAAACTCTGTC